AGCACCATAACCTACAACAATAGATTGTGTAAATGGTGTTGATGGAACAGGTCCAAGCGTTTCTTCATAACCCACATCAACGGTGATTGCTGGTCCAAAGTTTACTACATTGTTTCCTACAGTATCCAATAAGGTTACGGTTGTTCTCCAAATCTGGTCTGCTCCTGCAGGTTCTTCGGTGCAGGAAGTTGGACGAGTAGTCCAAAACGCATCAGAAACGGATACTCTATATTCAGGCACATCTCTTGAACCCGATACACCTGTATTACCTAAGTAAACAATAGGTGAAGATGCGAATGAGGATTTAACCTCTAATGTTCCTTGTGAAAAGAAGTTTTCGGTATCCACATAATATGTCTTACCAAACTCTCTATTCTCTTGCTTTGCAAATTGTTGTGATACATAATCATTATCTAAAGTATCACCAAAGTTTAATTCGTTTACGGCAAGGTTATTGGCTGGGATAATCTCAATAGGTTTATCCAAATTAGCATACTGATTGAAATCCCATTGGATACCTTCTTTATACCATTTTTGATATGATTCAACAATAAATTCGTTTCTCTTAATCTTTGAAGGATACATTACTAAATTAAACTTCTTTTGTAATCCAGTAATGAAGTCAATCTTCTTAATTCCCTTCGTGCCGAAAGGCATATTTGCTCCAATTGACATTACCATACCCTCACCCACATTACCAACTTTTGTTACTTCTAAAGAGCTTCTTAGTTCTCCATCTGGGTCAACAAATACCGTCATTGGACCATCTCCTAACTGACGATAATTCAACCAAAACTGATAAGAACCCGAAGGAATGTAAGATGTGTTGAAAGAAGATAGTATGTTAAACTTCTCATTCTTTGTTGCCTGTGCAATTGATAGATTTGCAGCTCGTAAGTTATACAAATAATCGTTAACTTGGTCCAAAGGTGTAATATCTACTACATTACCTTGCAAATCTTTTGCAACTAAATCAAACTGAGGAACTGCGTTTGTATCCTCACTTCCACTTACTCTAAAGTTTAAGTTAAGTTCTCCTCTTAATTTAGTATCGTAATCTAATCCGTATACCAAATCTTTGGACATGTTTTCACCAGGATTTGATTGGATGGTATACCAAGGTAAGAATGAAGATGTATAGACGGTGCTACCACTCAATGGGATATTACCACTACCAGAGATAGGTCCAATCTTAAACTGACCATAACTCTCTAAATCAACTTCAGTAAAGATTGGATATCTTAATTGGTTATTACAAACCATATACACATTGTTTAGGAATGGTTCTTCCCAAAACGAACCTGAGTAGGTATATCCATATTCCTCAAAGATTGCATCCCACACTTCTTTAACTCTAATAGCAGGTTTGTAATCCTGCACAAATAATGAACCTGATGGGTCTTCAATACCATCTAAGTTTTCTTGCGGTAAGTATAATATCTTTTGTCCATACTCAGCCATAGGATATACAATGCTTCCACTAAACAATTGTAAATCCCAGCTACTTGAAATATTTTCTAAAGAAGCGGTATGGTCAAATTGAGAAAGAGATGCTGTCATATCCGTTAGGTATGAACGATTTATCTCTCTCGCAAACGATGAAACTGCACCAAAAATAGTTACTTCGTATGAATCAATAAATTTATTAGCCAGAAGGGAAACTTTATTCAATTGAATGTAACCTTGCGCAAGGTAAATTCCACCAAAATCCAAATAACAAGGAACTTTGGTGTTAGTAGCAAAGGTATCTGGGGAGAATACGGATATATCGTAATAGTGTTCAAAGAATGCGTTGTTTTTCTTTGTGCCTGGTAGGGTTATTTGACGAGTAAAATCAGAAGGTAACTTCCCTAAATCAAACAAACCAGTTACATTGTCCGAAAGAAGGATATCCTCATCCTTAAATAAATCTAAAATAACATTATCTCCAGCTACTAACTGAAAATTCCTACCTTGTGTTGATTGAACTCCCATATCACACTATAAGTTTATAACCCTGTCCCCAAGTAAAGTCAAATGAGTATTGTATAAGTTTATCATTTACACCTGTCTTAAATGTAATAGATGGTGTATTGATTGTTATTGGTCTTAAATCATTATTATCTTCATCGTATACCCAATAGATTTCTTCTGAAACTAATAATTGTTTGAAGATTTCATTGTATGCTTCATCTACATATCCAGTATTAACCGTCAATGATTGTTGTGAATCTACGATGTAGTTTAATTTTGATGAATCGTAATTGTTGTATCCTAAAGTATTACCTTCCCATGTTCCTAATTGTGGTTGGTAACTTCTATTGGTTGTAGTAAATGATTGCTTATTTACCAAATAGAAATTGTGGTAATCAAATTGTCCGTATCTATTCTTCCATTTGATACGAATGTTAGGGTATTTCTGCTCACAAATCTCTTCAAAGTATAAACAATTTCCAACTTCATCATATACATCAGTATTTACCGTTACAAAACTACCGCTTGAGAAGATGCCAGGGTAACGATAATCTTCAGTAGGTGAGAAGAATAGGTTTAATACCTGTCCATTGTATGCATTATCAATTTTGTATCCAGCTTGAAACTTAATGTTTGGTGAGACTACTGAAAAGACAGGTGCATAAGTTACGGGAACTGCTCCACTACCTGAAGCAAAATAAGTAGATACACCATCCTGAGCATATACCCACAATTGTGGAACTTGTGCAGTAAAGAATGTATCAAAATTAGTTACATTAGTTTGAAGTGTAACTCCATCATAATCAAAATCAATATCTCCACCAAATACTACATCACTATCAAACGATGCTGATACATCGGTATATACCGTTGCAATAGATGAAGATACCGAAGAAGATACTGGGCAGATTGTATACCATCCGTTGTAAGTTATTGGAAACTCACTTTGAGATGGAAAAGAAGGTGCCTGTTGGATTTGCTGTGATGAACTGATAGATGAACTTACCTCAACATAAGAAGATGTAAGAGAGGAAGAATACTGAAGGTGTGATACATTTAGATTACATCCAGTTCCAGTGTATACACCTAATGTTCCTTTGTTGTTATCAAAAATACTCTGTGTTGCTGGTCCATCAGTCATTAGAGGCCAATACAAACTCTTTGATGTAATTTGTTGTCCAATTGGCTCTTGGAAAAGGGAATACCCATCCAATGCTTTGTATGTTCCTGATGAAACTCTACTACCCGTAGCGTATGCACTTCCACTTCGGTATTGGAAATAAAAATCTCCCTTAAAATAAACCACATTAGATGGATTCTCCTGACGCAAATCAGTTAGGGTGGAGTTAATTATCCTACTAAAGTCAAAAATCCCTACATTGGAAGAATTAGGGTATTTTACTAATGTGTAATTAAATGAGCCGCTTTGAGAGGGTGTCCCAGTCCAATAGTATAAATCTGCATTGTATTGAAAAGATGCAGAGGTATTAGCAGCTGATGATTCACTTACAGAAAATATAATCGGTGATTGTGCTAACGAACAACTTGCTGGGTATTGTAAAATTGATAGAGCCATCAGTAAATCTTTTATTATTTAACCAACTTTTGGTAAATTGTATTTGATGTTAGGAAACTTTGAATCCTGCCTTACCGAACTCATTATCCATAGCGTCAAACAATGGTTCAACCACACCATCTAAATCACCCATAATTAGTTCATCTAACGCTTCTTTGAAATTAGTTGAAGATGCGGCAATTTCACCAAAAGGTCTTGCTTTCATACCCGTTCCTTTTGTCTTTTTTGGACGAGTTCCATAGTGAACCCATCTTCCGTATTCTGCTCCATCAGGTGCAACATCAATTACAAACTGATAACTACCTTTAATTTTTGAACCAATACTATTGATTGCGTTTTGTGGAGAAGAAATAAACTTTGTAAGTAAATTACCTGTTTTGAAAGCACGAGAAGAGCGAGTCTTTGGGTATCCACTATAAGGAACACCAGGATATATTGCTTTTCCGGCTTCCTTTCTAAAAACCTTTGCTACATCCTGTATCGTTGCCATTATTCAGGTAATAAAGTATACAAACAACGAGGACGTGGGTTGTGTGTAATCAAATCAAATGTTGCAGTCCAACCACAAAGTCCATTATCAAAACTTTCTTTGAAAGCTGTGCATGTAATTGTTCCTATATCAAAGTTAGTTGTAGCGTATTCAGTATAAGATAACAAATCGTTGAGTATTGATAGGGTATTAGCATGTATATCTACTACATCATCTGTCCCATAATATGGAACACTCATTTCGTTAAATGAGCCGGTTGATTCGTTGTTCTTTAATTTTTGCTTATCTGCTACTACTAACTGACAAGAATACGATGTAGTTGATGTATCAAAAACCGCATCGGTAATGATGATGTTTCCCATTGGGTATTGTGGAAACTCTCTATTATCTATTTGGAACACATCACCCTGTGAAACATAGTTGATTGAAGGGTGGTTGCTCATAATTGTTTTGAAATAATCCAAAACATTGTAATAAAGAGTGTAGTTAGTATCTGAATTATTTACAACTGTCATATCTTATAAGTTTATTCCACTAAAATACTGATTTGTTTGGTCTGGATAGATTTGAGTAGCGTTTCCAACTGATTCGTAGAACTCAGGGATTTGATTTGAGTATGCAATTAGGTAATCTTGCATTCTGGTAGCGTACCATTCTGCATTATCCTGTGATTTTTGAACAAGGTAATCAACTTCAGTCTTAGAAACTGCTTGTGATTGTTCTGATTGGTGTTTAACTGCTCCTTCAGACTTGAATTGAACCGCTGAGAATGGTAAATACTCTACACAAGCATACCAAATTAGCGTTGGTTTGATGTGCTCATCCATCAATTCTTTGTAGTATCCGCTAAAAGAGTTTCCAGCCTCTACATTATCCTGCAAATAGTTGTAAAGAACAGTTCCTACTAAGTTTAGGATGTATTTTTCTTGCGCAGTTCGGATGAACGGCAACAATCTATCTGAATCAATACTCCCCTGTAATGGAGAGGTTTTGATTATATCGTTTCGGGTTACAAATAATCCAAATGGAGTAGCCATAGTTATTCAGTTATTAAGTTATCAGTTTCATCCGTAATAGTATTCGGATTTTCCATAGATTCGTTTACATCTTCTTCAACCTGCTCTACAGTTTGACCTGTTTCTTCAGCTGTTGTAGAAAGGATTACCAATGGAGTCAATTGCTCAAAGTATAATTCAGTTTCATCACCCCATCCACCTAATTCAAATGCGTCTTGGAATGCATTTAACAATACTGATTGGAAACCTTGAATTGTCATCGTTTGTAAGATAGAAAATGCCGTTTTCATTTCTTCACTCTGAGAGGAGAAACCATTACTAGCGGTACGGATACCAAACAACAATGGAGAAGTGATACGATGCGCTACAAGAATGCGGTCCTGAGCGTAATCACCAACATATTGGTATTTCTCATGCAAGTTTTCAGTAGTGATTGTATCAATGGTTGGTTTTACACTTGGGTCATCGTTAAAGGAAACCATAAATCTACCAGCGTTTCGGGTGCCTGTAAACTTTTGCTCAATTTGTGCTTCAATAGTTTGTCTTTCTTCAGGCGCTGGAACACCATTATTTAGGTTCACCATTACCAATGGCAAGAATCCATTTTCAATGTTGTTGATGTGTAAGTTAGATAATTCAGCTTCTACGAATGAGAACTGAAGTGCAGATACCCAATCAGGAACTGAGTAGTAGAACTTACCTGGTGTATAGTTTTTGATGTAAAGTAATTCTCTCTTTTCGGTTGATTTACCAAATGCAGGAACTTCTACTTTAATTCTTTGTGCTCTTTGGTCTGACCAATCGTGGCAATAGTAATATGCATCTACAAATGGGTTATCCCAAACCTTCTTTGCTCTCCAATTCTGAACTGGAGTGTGATACATCTTTTTGATTTTGGTATGGTCATCATTCCAAATTACATCTACTGCGCAGTTTCCATACAATTTTAAGTCAAAGGAAATCCTTCTTACATCTTCTTGAGAAACAATCTTTTCCAATGCTAATTGGAAGATTTCGTTGTTTGAGAATAATCCCTTACCATAGATTAAATCTGAAATACCATCAATACAAGCCGCATTGGTTGTAGATGTTGTGTATGCATCGGTTAGGATAGGGAAATAATCATCTATATCCATTATACCAACTGGCACCCATTGGTGTCTTGATTTGGTATCTTCAGTAATTACAGGTATCTCCTGTTGTGATAGATTTACTATGGATAGTTTAGTATCTTTCTTCATAATACAATATATGCGTTATCGGTTACATTTGATTTATAATCATCAGTTATTTGATTTTCGTAAATAGATTTTGTGACTGATGAGGTAGCAAATGTGTTAAATGTGCCATTCCAAATAGTAGAGCCAGAGTCATCGTTTAGAGTTGCTCTATATTCTGCTCCGTAGGTAGCTCCAGCAATAGATGCTGTAAAAGCAAGTAAGGATTCATCACTATTATAGGTGAATGAATTGAAAGATTGTGTGGTATTGGTGAGTAAATACATATCCTGATAGGACATAGTATAAGAGTTAGCCACATTTTGAGCTACTCTAATGGTCACCAAATTGCTTCCTGACAAGTAATACGATTGCATGAGAATGTCTTTATATCTATTTAACAACTTACTTCGTATAAGTAGTGATAAAAAGCAAAAGCCGTTAAATGATTAAAATAAAATATAAAATGATTAAAAAATAATACATAAGGCTTGTGTATATAAAATCTTTTTCGTATATTTGACCTGTTAATGAGTT